ACCTAGCACACGGGGCAGATGCCACGCGTGCTTTGCTAGTGGGTGAGAAGACAGGTGAGTAGAGACGAATGGTTACAGATGGCACAGATTTTGCAGCATATGGGCTTCCAGATCCTGGAGATCAATATGGAAACAGAGACCTTGTTAATACGGCCTACACCGACAAGATAGATGCAGCTTTCATAACAGATGTGTGGCGCATAATGGACCAAGCAGGTAACCTGTTGGTGCGTAAGCATCACGACTACGGCCCAAAGAACATTGCTCACTCACCAGGTGGACCGCTTAATGGTTTGCGTGTGCGTATGTGGGACAAGATTGCACGCATCAATAACTTACTTGACTCAGGTGTTAAGCCTAGTAACGAGTCCTTGCGTGATAGCTTCATAGACTTACTTAACTACTCAGCAATAGCAATGATGGTACTTGACGGGGTTTGGCCGGAAGTTCCAGAGGCAAACTGTGACTAATCAAAAGATTATTAACAACATTACTAATAATAATTACAGTGACGAATGGTATACAGACCAGCCTACTGTTGATAAATGTCTTGAGTTGCTATCGCCTGCACCTGGGTCAACAGTTATGTGTCCATTTGATTCAGAAGATAGTTTGTTTGTTAAGACTTTGTTGAGGAAAGGCTATCAAGTTATACATAGCATTACTGATTATCTTACCAATGATTATGAGTACGACTATCTAGTAACTAATCCTCCTTTCAGCATTAAAGATTCTGTTATTGAAAAAGTATTTCAATCAGGCAAACGTGCTGTTCTAATCCTGCCATTAGATTCTCTTGGTGGGGTTAAACGCCATTCCTTATACCAGCAGTATCAATATCCTCATATCTACATTCCAACTAGACGTGTAAGTTACTACGATCAAAACTGGAAAAAAAGAGAAGGCTCTAATTTTCATAGCGTCATTATGACTTTCAACCACAATGAAGAATCAAAAGTTTTGTGGGAAACCAGTGACTGAACTGAACCCTTCTGTCTATGAGATAGCACCGAGTGTTGCTTACACAGTAGCTCAGCGTTATCCAAAGTTTGTTGAACGTGATGATGTAAAGCAAGAGTGTCTGCAATGGGCATTGACTCGTGCTAACTACATCAACGAGCAGTTGGGTGAGCCTGATACTGACAAGCGTAGGCACAACGAGCAGAAGATTGCTTGGCAGATGCTACGCGTAGCAGAACGCTACGCACGCAAGGAGAAGGCTAGTAGATCTGGCTATCAAACAAATGATGAAGTTTATTATGAGCGTGCAACGCTGGCTCAGTTACTACCCTTTGTTATTGCATCAGTCATTGACGGAACAGTATTAGAACAAGCACAAGAGATGGTCAAGGATGGTCAGCCACGTGGCTCATCAAGCCCAGCCGAAGGCGGCAACCTGCTTGCTATCTTGTTAGACATTAAGAAGGGTTATGTCAAGTTAGATACAGAGGAGCAACAGCTTCTTACTTGGCGTCACCACGAAAGCCTTACCCTTGCACAGATTGCAGGGTTACTAGAGTGTGCAGTATCTACCGCTGATCGCAGGTGCATCAATGCACTGCGTGCTTTGCAGAAGCAATTAGGTGGGGAGACACCCTGGAAATGAAAGAACAAGAACTTTTTGACTATCTTAAAGCAGACCTGTACTCAGACCTAGTAAAGAGTCCAGGTATCTTTGACTCCTTTGACTGTATCTCGCAAGCGGCAGGTCATTACATTGAACTCAAGTGCAGACACACTCACTATCCCACGTTACTGATTGAAGAGATGAAGTATCGCAAGCTCATAACGCAGGCAGCTGAGCGTGATCTTATCCCGTTCTACATTAACTCGACACCGTTAGGTGTCTTTTCTTTTGACCTAATGGATGTACCAGAACCTGAATGGGTAAGTCACTGGATGCCAGCGACTACAGAGTTTGCACGATCTAATAAAGTAAATAAGTTGGTAGGCTATCTACCTATTGAGGAGGCAGTACGCTTATGATGTATGACTATCGTTGTCCTGATTGCAACACCGACGTAACAGTTGAACGCAAGATCACTGATGAGGTGCTTACACCTTCCTGCTTTGACTGTCACATACCTATGATACGCAAGTGGGATTCACCTAGTATCCAATTCAAGGGTAAGGGGTTCTACTCCAATGGTGGATAAGTTTCCAGACTGGTTCAGCGCATACGCTAAGCCTAACTTTGAGAAGTATCTTCTGTCAGAGGCAAGCAAACCACACCTAAAGTTCTTGCAGATCGGTGCGTATACCGGTGATGCCAGCTTATGGCTAGCACAGAACATTTTAACTGGTGAGTTTTGTGAACTCATAGACATAGATACGTGGCTTGGTAGTGATGAAGAAGTGCACGAGACTATTAACTTTGTTGATGTATACAAGACATACAAGGAAAGAATGAAGCCTTACCCGCAGGTAACTTCAATTATTAACAGTTCGTTTAACACTCTTCAATTCTTGCAGAAGTCTTTTGATTTTGTATACGTTGATGGTGACCACACCGCAGCTGGTGTACTACTAGATGCTGAGTTATCCTGGTATCGGTTGAAATCTGGTGGATTACTAGCCTTTGATGACTACCAGTGGGGTCCACACCTTCACGCTTTCAAGTCTCCCAAGCTAGGCATTGACCTCTTCTTGGAGCGACACGCTGGTGAGTATGAGCTACTGGAAAGTGGTTTACAAGTCTGGATACGCAAGCTATAATTTAGTCAGGTAGCCAGATGCTACCGAGTGCTAGCAAGAAGCCCCCGCCGGTTACCCGACAGGGGCTTTTTGTTTGGCTAAGGAAAGGGTTAGGAAACCTTAGCTACATCTACTATGTTTTGTATGATCCATTCTACCACGGGTACAGCAACAGCATTACCCATTTGCTTGTAGCGATTAGAGTCTGATTGTCCAGCAGTCCAATCATCAGGGAAACCCTGCAATCTTTCGCACTCTATTGGAGTTAAGCGGCGTACATTAGTTTCTTTAGCAACCATAGGCATATTGTTTCCTCCTGTTCCCATTCTAGCTTGAAGTGTATTGATTACAGCGCCTTGTAAACGCACATCATCTACTCTGTTACCATAAAAAATAATAACAGTAGCTCTCACATCACCATTATCAAATGCGTTCAATGTTGGTACTACCCCCCCCGTTATCCACGTTTCGTAATCATCCACATTCTGTGCTCGTCTACTCTTGGTGAACCACAAGGTTCTCACTTCCTCCGCCTAGATCACCACCATTGGCACGCAATGTGCCAACTCCTTCTGTGTATCCACCAAAGGATGATGAAGTCACAACTACATTATCTTCGGGTCTTTTGTAACCAGTAGCAGTAAGTGTTGTTACTCCTGGTGTGTACTTGGCAAAGCCTGTCTGACCAAAGCTGCTTGGAGTTTCTCGGGTAGAGTCTTGCCCCTCTTGTTTGCTCTGCGAAGTATTCCCTCGCAAGCCTTCTGACTTAAAGAGTATTTCGGCAATGCCTCCGCTAGTAGAACGTCGCCCAACGATGAAGACGCGACGCCTGCGCTGGGGTACTCCGAAGTGTTGAGCATCAAGCACACGCCATCCGACAGAATACCCGAGGTCGGCCATCGTCCCGATGACGACTCCAAAATCTGCTCCTTTGTTACTGGATAACAAACCAGGTACGTTTTCGAGGATGAAGTATTCGCTTTGCGCTTCCTCCACAATTCTTGCAGCCTCCCAGAATAACCCGCTTCTTGCGCCAGCAAGACCAGCGCGTTTGCCAGCGACGCTGAGGTCTTGGCAGGGAAATCCTCCTGCAATAATTCCTGTGCTTGGTGTAAATCCTGCATTGATTAAGTCCTCTCCCTTTACTGTGGATACATCTGTAAATTGTGTAGCGTCAGGAAAATGCTGCGCCAATACCTCGTTACACTTCTTGTCTATCTCAACCGAGGCTACTACCTTTACTCCTTGTCGTTGCATAGCTAAGTCAAAACCACCAACGCCTGCAAATAAACTAACTCCCGTTAACATTAGTACCAGCCTCGTCTATTACTGTGGTTGAGAGCGCGACACGCACTCCCTGAGTAGCGATGAGCAAGGTATCTAATGCCGTGGAGGATTTGTAGTTCAGGTTGGCTACTACGCTCTCCAAGGAGTTGAGCAACTCCGTAAGCTGACGTAGTTGGTTTACCCTCAGAGTTTCTTGGGCGAGCAAGGTGGTCGAAGCGGGATTCACGGGTCCAAAGGCTGACAAGGCAGGTAATCTCTCGCCTGTTGTAACCGAGTGCTCTTGCGTAACTAATTGTAAGTGCCTTGTTTTCACGCTTCTCCTCCATTGTTGCCTTGGTCCTGGCTTTGATTACTGGGTTGTGCAAGATCGTTGGCACCGATGGCTCGTGTGTGAACGCCCACAGAAAGAGCAGTAGTACCGTCAATGTTAATCCAAGTTTTGCCTTGCTTTTCATCTTCTATCTTCTCCATTTCAAGCAACTGCTTATAGGTATCAGGGTATAGATGAGCAAGGCGAACTAACGCCCTGTCTCTTGCACGTCTGTAGTTACGATCTCTTATTGCTTTGCGTCCAGCTGTAGCCAGCCTTCTCTTAGCTTCGTCGTCCATTGTTTAGGTTATCCTCCAAAACTATAAGCCCACAGGCTACCATCATTACTATTGCCAGTCCTAATACAAGCATCATAGGCTTGCAGCCTTTACTATCTCTGTTATGTCTAAGGTTTGACCCACAAGGTGGGCATCTTCCTCGTCTGAATCCCAAGCAGATACCAGTATGCGGGAGCCTACCGGTGCGTGGGATAGCCATTGAATGGCTTGTCCTGCATCAGCACCGCCCCAGGTATTCTCTCCGTCTGGCGTTAGCACCTCATAGAATAGGATTAGATCGCTTTTTGGTGGGTGTATGGTATAAATATTACTCATTCACTTTCCCCTTCCTCTAAGTTAAAGATACGAGATAGGGCACTGTTTGCCCGTTGTAGGTTCTTGATAGCTCGCGCTATCTCCTCCTGTTGTAAGTCCTTCTCAGCCTGATTAAGGCATAGATTAAACTTAGCCTGTAGGTACTCCTCATTCATTGCTATCTCCTTCTAGGTGGCAAGGACACGAACAAGCGTAGCTATCTCGCACATTATCCTCACATAGTTGGTGCCTATCTTGTACGCAGGTGCTATTCATTACTCTCTCCCTCTTGCTCTTGTAGCGTGTCGAACTCTGGTGACAGTTCTTCCTGATCTTCCTCGTAAAACTCTGGTTCATTCCAATCTGGTTCGTAACTCATTAGACTCCTCGCTTGTAGCACTCAGTCATAGACCCCCAGCAATAACCGAAAATCTGTCCACCGTCTCCCACATACCACAGATGCCCAGCAACCTCCCAGGCAGCCCATAGCGCGATTAGCGCGGGGATAATCACCAACACGATCCAACCTCTAGCCGTTAGGTTTCTCATTCTTGCCCCTCCTTGTCAATATCTGAGCCGTAAAGCTCGACGTTATATTCAACATCTTCACCGTCTAGGGTTACGGGTTCTTCAATCTGTGCGATCACCTGTAATTGCAAGGCCCCCGCTTCTTCTTCGGTAAGTTCGCGGTCTGTATAGAATGACACCGCTAGCGTGTATTTTGTTCTCATTTGTTCGCCTCCATTTCCATTGTTTCTGCCTCCATAAGTAAATCAATCCAATTTTCCACCGCTTGAGGATTGTTCGCGTATTCTTTTAGTGCATCGCCTAAGTAATCTAATTCCATAAATCCGAGCACATTGCGAGGGTTGCCCTTGTATAAGTTGTTCCCAAAATGCTCGTCGGAATAGCCGATAAGGTCAAGGAACAGGTGGTAAGGCGTACCCTGTCGCCCGTCGTAATTCATAGACCAATGAATGAGATTAGTTACCTCGCACACATTATCGGCGGGGGTTTCGATTAAATCCCAAAAGCCTTTTTGGTTGATTGTTTCCATTTATTTTGCCCCCTGTAATTGCTTGATGTAAACCTTGTATTGTCCTAGTTGAAACTGTAAACCCTTAACGGTTGCATTTGATTGGCGCCCAATTTTGATTGGGCTAAAAGACGCCCAACTAAAAACATCTGTAAGGTGTAAACCTTTCTCATCTTGCATCACCGCAAAACGATTGTCTAGCATTAGGAAATTGTTATCGAAATACTTTTGATCTATGTTTAACTCTTGTGCTAATTCTTGCAATGTCTTCTTCATTTCTAACCCTTTCGTTTTCAGCTCGTGATTGAGTTGATAGGTAAATCATAGGGTAGCCTCCCCCATTTGGCAACAATACAACACCCGAAACGGTAACGATTTGGTAACGCTTTCGCCTTGCAACCGGTAGACAATCGGGGCGCATATGTCAAGGCACGAGCTAGATGTTACCAGGCAATGAGTTTCGGTAACTTGTGAGATTGCTGAGAATGTTGGCGGTGTTGTGGCTTCTGTCTGCTTGTCTGCAAATGGTAGACAGATCGCGGGGGAATGTTAAGGGGTGCCGAGGGTACTGCACCTCCTGTAATCTCAGCCAACTCACAGCATTGTTATCCACAGGGCTTCAACAGTTATCCACAGGGCAGGCAGGGGGGCTACTGGGCAGAATAAAGCCCCAAAGCCTGCAAGGACGCACCCCACATAGTAAACAAATACACGCCTACTACCTATACTCCCATAATAAATATATTTCCTAAAGTGAGATGATACAGCTTCTGACCTGCGGTTATATATGCTATAGTAATATGTGCCGTAGATCACACAGGTAAAAGCGGGAAATGCTTAAAATTTCCTGCCTTATATATAGTAGGGGAGTAAAGCGGGGAAGAGTACGGTTTACGACCCTACGCTTCGGGGTTAAACCCTCCGCGTAGCCCCCTAGGGCGAAGCGGCTTTTACCCCTCGCTACGCTGTAGCTTGCTCGGGAGTTTACTCCCGCTGCGGTGCTTTTAGATGGTATAGTTCTATCTAGTATTAGATCTCATATAGTGAGACAATGCCCAGTATAATCAACTTCCCTAGTATAAATGAAATCTATTCCGGCCCGTCCGGTACTAGGAGATCTAAGTGGCTGAGAACTCAGCAGATATTGCCAAGCGCATCATCTTAGGATGCGTGGCAGAAGGTATGACCATTGACGCCGCTTGCGGCTCAGCTGGTAAGTCTATGAAGACTTATGAGTACTACCGTCGTACCGACAAAGTTTTTGCAGACAAGATTGACCGAACCCGTTTAGGTTTGAAGGACAAGCAATTCCAAGGCGGGGATGTCCACGACATCTCATTCCAAGAATTTCGTCAACGGTTTCTCCACAGCCGGACCTTTCCACACCAGATGAACATTGTAGATGTCATCGAAGGTCGTGAGCCAAGCTGGTTACATCCCAGTATGAAGTTTGAAAAGGGTGTGGCTAATAACCGCATCCTTGTAAACATTCCGCCTAACCACGCCAAGTCAATGACCATTACAGTTGACTACGTCACCTGGCAGGTAGCACGCAATCCCAACTTCCGTGTTTTGATTGTGTCCCAGACCCAGCGACTAGCTGCTGACTTTCTCTACGCCATCAAGCAAAGACTAACGCATCCTATGTATGCAGACCTCCAAAGTGCTTATGCTGCTGGCGTAGGGTTTAACTCTAAGACCGCTTCTTGGCAAGCAACCCGTGTCACCTTTGGTGATGAACTCAGAGAATCTTCTGAAAAAGATCCAAACATTGAAGCTGTCGGTATTGGCGGTCAGATCTACGGCAAGCGTGCCGATATGATTATTGTAGATGACGCCGTCACAATGTCTAACGCTAATGACTTTGAACGACAGATCAAGTGGTTGACCCAGGATGTTAGATCCCGCCTTAACCCTACTGGTAAGTTAATTATTATTGGAACCCGCGTTGCATCAGTAGATCTGTACCGCGAGCTTAGACAAGAAGACCGCTATCCGGGCGGTCTGGTTCCGTGGACCTATCTGGCTATGCCAGCATTACTTGAACCAGATGAGGACCCCGACAAGTGGGTTACCTTGTGGCCAAAATCAGATGCTCCCTTTGATGGACAAGAAGTAAACGAACAAGACGAGGACGGGTTATATCCCCGTTGGTCTGGTCGTAACTTGTACAACGAACGCCAAGCTATGGATACTAGTACCTGGGCTTTGATTTATCAACAGCAGGACGTATCTGAAAACGCAGCCTTTGATCCCGTGTGTGTTCGTGGATCTATTGACGGTATGCGTAAGTCTGGTCGCCTAGAGATGGGCCATCCCGGTCATCCAAAAGATTTGAATGGCTTTACTTATATCTGCGGTATGGACCCAGCAATTGTCGGCGATACCGCCGCTGTTTGCTACGCCATTGATCGCGCTACTAGTAAACGTTACATCGTGGACGTTATGAAAATTACGCGTCCCAGCCCCCAGCAGATCCGCGACATTATTATTAACTGGACTTCCCTTTACGGTCCGTCTGAATGGATTATTGAAAAGAACGCTTTTCAGGCTTTCTTAACGCAGGACGAAGGTATCCGTCAGCACCTAGCAACACGTGGTGTAATCCTTCGTGA